AACTGGTACAACAGCAGGATCTGAAGAGTGGGCAGGTGTTGCACTTCCATTGGTACGTCGTATCTTTGCTGAGTTTGCAGCAAAAGAATTCGTTTCAGTTCAGCCAATGAACTTACCATCAGGACTTATTTTCTATCTAGATTTTAAGTATGGTACAGCTCAGCCTGGATTTGACAATGATAACTTGAACCGCACAGGTGATCCATTTGGTTCTCCAAACGCAGACGATTCAATGTTCGGTGTTACTACTACTGCTAATGATGCATCAGGAGGTCTTTACGGTGCAGGTCGTTTCGGATATTCAATCAACGAAACAGCTTCAATTGTAACAGCAACTACTGGTTCTACTCCAACAGCTACGCAAGTTAATGGTGATTCTGCATACTCTGGATCTTCTGCATTTAAAGTGGTAACAGTTAACGTTCCTACAAATGCAGATCTTTATGCAGTACGTTCATTCACATTCTTGTCTGGATCTACAGAAATTGTACCGGTACAAGCATTCTCTACTATCACAAGCAATTACACCGCATCATTCGTTGTAACAAACGCACAATTAACTGCAGTTAGTGCATCGATTTCAGCAGGTACATTGAGATTAAACTATAGCAAACAACCTACAGATATCACTCGTGGTGATTTTGAAGATGCAAATCCATTCAAAGGTACTGCTTATGGTACATCTGGTATTAACCAAGGTACGGATATTGATATCCCAGAAATTAACCTTGAAATGCAATCTGAGCCAATTGTTGCTAAGACTCGTAAGTTGAAAGCAGTTTGGACTCCTGAGTTTGCTCAAGATTTAAATGCTTACCACTCAATTGATGCTGAAGCTGAATTGACTTCAATGTTGTCTGAGTATGTATCAATGGAAATCGATCTTGAAATCCTTGATATGTTGATCGCAGCAGCTCCAACAACTGAGTATTGGTCAGCTCGTAACAATACACTTTGGAATGGTACTGCATTTGAACAAGTAGCAGCTGGTGCTGTATCAGCAACTGGTTTAGGTGATGGTTTCTATAACACTCAAGGTGGATGGTTCCAAACTTTAGGTACTAAACTTCAAAAAGTATCTAATAAGATTCACCAAAAAACATTGCGTGGTGGTGCTAACTTCCTAGTATGTTCTCCTGCAGTAGCAACTGTTCTTGAGTCTATCCCAGGATTTGCCGCTGACACAGATGGTACTAAAATGGAATTTGCAGCAGGTGTACAAAAAATTGGTGCAATCAATAACCGTTACACAGTTTATAAAAACCCATACATGTTAGAAAATGTAATCTTAATGGGCTTTAGAGGTTCACAATTCTTGGAAACAGGTGCTGTATTTAGCCCATACATTCCATTGATTATGACTCCACTTGTATACGATCCAGTTAACTTCACTCCACGTAAAGGTGTCATGACACGTTACGCGAAGAAAGTAGTTCGTTCTGAATTCTACGGAAAAGTATACGTTCACGGATTAAACACTCTTTAATAGTTAATTGAATTTAATTGACTTAACAAATTAAAGAATGAATTAAAGGGGATGGCTTCGGTCATCCCTTTTTTACTGTGCTATATTTATATTAAAAGAATAATATGGCAGTACCTAGAAGTAAATACTCAATGCAAGCGGTTATCCGATATGATGGTCGTCTAGTAGATGTATTGGATCGAATTCGGGCAATTCGTTTAGTATTAATGGTTCATATCGAACAAGATTTAGGACCAGACAAAGAATTAATCACACTCAAGATAATGACACCATATCCAGCTCGTAAAACATTTCAAGCAGTTCGTCAAATGTGTTTAGGTAAAATAGAAACACTAAAAGATATGCAACTCAAAGAAACAACACTTACAAAATTATTTTAATCACGTTACAACAAAAGGTTATCAATGGCTACAACTAATAAGGAGAAAACTCCACCAAAGAACGATATTAAATTTTCAATTACATTATCAGACGAACAAAAAGAAGCAAAAGCAAAGATTATAGAAACGCCATTTAACTTTATATTAGGTAAAGCTGGATCGGGTAAAACATTGTTAGCAGTTCAAATTGCATTGGACATGTTTTTTAAACGACAAACAAACAAAATTATCATTACTCGTCCTACTGTTTCAAATGAAGACAACGGATTCTTACCCGGGTCGCTCACAGAAAAAATGGAACCATGGTTAGTTCCAATTCGAAGCAATATGCGTAAAGTGTATAACAAGCCAGAGCTTCTAGAAAAAATGGAAAAAGAAGAAAATATTGAATTAGTATCATTAGCACACTTTCGAGGACGTACATTTGACCATGCAGTTTGTATTGTGGATGAGTTTCAAAACTTAACTAAAGAGCAACTTAAAATGGTGTTGTCTCGATTAGGTAAAGATAGCATCATGATACTATGTGGTGACAAATATCAGGTAGATTTAAAATTTAAAAATGATTCTGCTACACATGAAGTTCCTAAACTTCGAGACTCAAAATGGGTGAATGAAATCATTTTATTGGATAATCACCGCCATGAAGCATTAGATGATATTTTAACCAGATTAAATGATTAATAACATATTTATATATAAAAGGTAAAACAAATGGATTACTCAGAAAATAAACCAATTTGGCCAGGTTCCTCTTCATTTACAACTGGATCTACACCATTTGGATTCTTTGATACTGATCCGATGTTCCAGAACCATGCAGATCGATTTGCAAAGTTTGCAGCACAACATGTTGGATATCCAATTATGGATGTTGAACTTTTAGATATAAATTTTTATACTGCATTTGAAGCCGCAGTACTAGAATATTCAAACCAGATTAATCAAGTTAACATTGTTAATAACCTGATTAACACGTTAGGAGTTCAAACCGGTTCTGATTATTTAACAGGCAATGGTGGATCCATGACTGGTGTTAATATTGGGCAATCTTTAGGATACATAACTAAACTATCTAGAGCATATGGTACTGAAGCTGACTCGGGGGGTGATGTAAAATGGCGTAAAGCTGTTGTTAACATTATTCCTGGACAACAAACATATAGTATTCGCGAAGCAGTATCTGCATCATTATCAGCAAACAGTTCTAGTTTATCCAATACTAGTTCAATTGAAATTCGCAGAGTATTGCATAATCCACCGCCGGCAATTACAAGATATTTTGATCCATTTGTTGGAACAGGTCTAGGTTCGCAACAATTATTAGATTCATTTAACTTTGGAGGATTTTCACCTTCAATTAGTTTTATGATGATGCCAATACACGCAGATTTATTAAGATTGCAGGCAATTGAATTCAATGACCAAGTACGTAAGTCACATTACTCATTTGAAATACACGGAGATGACATTAAGTTTTGGCCTATACCATCATCTGGTACGGGATCATCTGCATCTTCTTTATTTTATAATAATGTATGGATTGAATATTTGCTTGAAGAAGAAAAAAGCAAACAAGCTATTTTGTTTGGGAATACAGCACTTTTAACTGGGGTCGTAAGTGACGCAGCAAATATACCATATACGAATCATCAGTACAGGACAATTAATGATATGGGCCGTTCTTGGATATTTAAATACGGTGTTGCAACTGTGAAAGAAATGTTGGGATATGTACGAGGTAAATATTCATCGATACCAATTCCAAATTCAGAAGTAACATTAAATGGGTCGGAACTAGTAACACAGGGCCAATCAGAAAAAGAAGCTCTAGTAACACAACTTCGTGAATTTTTAGCAGAATTAACAAAAGAAAAAATGTTGACCCGCCAAAATACCGAAGCTACCCAAATGACTGAAATACTAGGTAAAATTCCATTAAAAATATATGTTGGATAGGAGTAAGATATGGCACTGTTTGGAGGAATTAGAGACGCTAAATTCTTAGCTTCTGTTAACGCAGAATTATTAAATGCAATTGTCGATACAGAAATAGAATTTTTCAAATTAATTATCGAATCATCAGATTCTAACATGTATGGAGAATCTCCATCTAAATCATATTATGATTCTATATTGCTTCCGTGTTTAATAACTAAAGAATCAAAAACTGCGACTATGGATGATTATGGTCATTCATATACACGAACAGCCCAATTTGGAATATCAAGAGATATTTTAGAACGAGCTGATTTCTTCCCAGAAGTAGGCGATATTGTGTTTTGGGATAATGAATACTATGAACTAGACAATGTAGATGCAAATCAATACTTTGCTGGTAAAAATCCTGAAACATGGCCAAACGGTTCACAGCATGGATACAGTATATCTGTATTATGTGATGCACATGCAACAAGACAAACACCACATGGTATCAAAGATCTTCGTCGAGGCGGAAACAATAATTTTGCATACAAAGGTAATAAATAATGCCTAGATTAAATAGAAAAAATATTGATCGTAAAACTAATAAGCCAGAGCCATACAGAACAGAAGGCTTAACAAACGATCAACTGTTGAATCGAGCTAATCAAATAAGACGAGATGATGATGTAGTACGAACAGTGCAACGCACATTGTATGATATTGATTATGCAATTAAGTGGTATGTTGATAATGAAATACAACCTCAGATTAATCATAACACTGAATTAATTCCAGTCCCGGTAATTTTTGCTAACGGTGAAAAATGGGACAATGTTCGTAGATTAGGTTATTTGCGAGATGAAAAAGGAATGCTTCAATCTCCATTAATCATGTTGAAACGAAACAGTGTGGTAGAACGAGACTCATTGAGAACATTGGATGTTAATCGTATGCCAGCTGGAAATCAGATAGTATATAAAAGTAAATACAATGCTCGAAATCGGTATGAAGATGTATTATTTCCAATACCAAATTCAGAGCCACAACCAAGTGAACAGTTTTATGTTGTGGATATTCCAAAATACGTTACTGTTGAATACGATATGATGCTTTGGTGTGATTTCACCACGCAACTCAATGATTTAATTGACCAAATACTTCCATATGGTAGATTTTTATGGGGCAATGAAGCAAACCGATTTGAAACAGCCATTGGTCAAACTTCATTTGAAATTGTGAATACGGTTGGAGAAGATCGATTAGTGCGAGCGACAATTCCATTAACAGTACAAGGTACCCTGTTATCAGAACAAGAAACCAGGATATCAACTATTAAAAAAATGTACTCAGTTAAACGAGTGTCATATGATACCGTAGTTGATATAGGCACAACTGATATGTTTGCTACAGTAAATGTGCCAATACAACTATTACAAGTGCAGAGTGTAATATTAGGGGGAGGTAATATAACTGTAACCGGCGGTGGAACTAGCACGACGATTGATGCTGCAACTCTATCTTATATAATCGCGGTTTCAGATCGACAAGCAACATATTCATCTAGCACAACTGTGACAGTTAATGCATTTGCTGCAATCAATCCAGTAACTAATTTAACGGCAACCAAGAACGAATTCAATGTATACATCAACGGCCAATACATAGATAAAGTGGCATATACTTGGACACCATCAGACATTGCAAACCAGACCATTATATTCGATACTGCGACTTTAGGATACACCATAGATTCCACAGATACGATAATTATTAATGGAAGGTGGGCATAATGAGACAGTTCAAACCAGGACAATTACAA